ATGAAATATGCAACCGAAGTGCTGGATCTCATGGCGGCGGCGCCGGGGCGTCCGTGGCGCATGGCGGACCTGGTGCGCGGCGCGTCCGGCGCGCGCGAGCTGACGCGGCGCGAACGCAACGCGATGCGACAGGCGATCCTGCGTGTGCTCGAAGCCTTGCACGAGGGCGGCCAGGTGGCCCGCATCGAGCACGCCCGCAACTCGCTGACCTACGTCTGGGGCGAAGTGCGACGCGAGGGGGATTGCCTGCGCGCCTGATGGGGCGGCAGAATGCATCCATGTCGTCGCGTCACCCGCCGACGATCCGTCCAAGCGCCGACGCGCTGGCACGCAGCAGAAACAGGCCCGCTCAAACCGCGGGCCTTTTTTATGAGAGGGTACGTTCGTGCGAAGGCGCCATTCATGATGCGGCGTGAGGCGGGGCCGTGCCAGGCACGCACCAGGCATGCACCAGGCACATACTCCGGGCAGACACCCGGCGCGCACCAGCTACATACCAGGTACCAGGCACACGACAGACACACGGCAGGCACACGCCAGACACATCTGGCACCCGTCTGGCACCCGTCTGGCACAAGCCAGGCTCACGCGAAACGCCCACCGGATAACGCTGCAACGCGGTGCGACATGCGGGGATTGCTTCGGCGGCAGGTGTTGCGCCACAATTCGTTCATGGCGTCGCGGTTCACGCCGACGGACTCTCCAGGCAGCAGCAAGCCCGCAACAAGCAACAGGCAGGCAAGCGACAAGCAAGCAGCAATAAGCAAGCAACATACAAACAAGCCAGCAGCAAGCAACAAATAAGCTAGCAGCCAGCAGCAAGCAACAAACAAGCAAGCAACAAACCAACCAGGCCCGCCGACAGCGGGCCTTATTTATGAGAGGGTACGTGCGCCCGGCCAACGCGCCGGAAGACGGTTGAATCGCCGGATGCGCGTCCCCCACGTTCTTTGCAGTTCCCCGATACAGGCTCGCCGCAGGCGGGCCTTTTTCATTTGCGCGCCCCGCGTTCTCTTCGAGAGCGCGGGGCGTTTTGTTAGGCGCCGCCCGCAAGGCGGGGCCCAGCGGCCTGCCGCCTCGCCGTTCCTTCCATGACCGGGCCTTTCTCCCGCCCGCGGTGACCTGGAATGGCTTGAGGCGGCAGCCCGGTGGGCGACAGCCGGAATCCGCCGCAACCCGGCCGCACGCATCACGCAACGCGGCACCGCGCCGATGGCGCAGCAAAGTCGGCGTTCCGCCTCCAGGCCTCTGGATTCCCCCAAACCCGCCCTCGGGCATCTCAACACGACAAAGGAGCGACGCATGGCGAACAGTTCGGCCACCGGCGGCTACCTGGCGCCGATCGCCATTTCTCCGCCCCTGGAGGATGCCGAGCTCGAGGCGCTGTTCCAAGGGTTCATCGCCGGCGTGGCCGGCCTGCCCCTTGACCTGGTTCGTACGCGCTGGCCTGCCGCCGGCGTGGAACCGCCCGCGCAGACCGAGACCTGGTGCCTGATGGACATCCGGTCGCAAACCGCGGACGCCGGTCCGGTCGTCACCCACGACCCGGCCGGGGAAGGATCTGATTCATACGTTCGGCACGAACACATCGAGGTGCTTTGCTCGATGTTCGGGCCGCGCGCGCTGCGCCACGCGGCGCTGCTGCGCGACGGCGCCGCCGTGCCGCAGAACCGCGAGCCCTTGCTGGCGCAAGGCATGGCGGTGAGCGGCGCGGGGCCGATCGTGGCCATGCACGAACTGGTGAATCAGCAGTGGATACGGCAGTTCGACATGACCCTGCGTTTTGCGCGCCGGGTCGCGCGCAGCTATCCGGTCCTGAATCTCCTGTCGGCGCAAGTCACGACGCATGCCGCGTCGCTGTCCCCGACGGACAACATCAACCACCTTGCAGATTAAGGGATTTACCATGGCTAATGGATTGCCGGTATCACGCCTGATCAACGTCACGATCAACATGTCGCCGCTCGCGGCGCAAGGCGCGAGCCTGAACACCGCGCTGCTGCTGGGCTCGTCCGCGGTCATCGACACCGGCGAGCGCATGCGCTCCTATGGCGGCATCGACGCCGTCGCCGCCGACTTCGGCACCGGCGCGCCCGAGTACCGCGCGGCCCTGCTGTATTTCCAGCAGACGCCCCAACCCTCGCAGTTGTACATCGGCCGCTGGGCCAAGGGCGCGACCTCGGCCACGCTGCGCGGCGCCGTGCTGTCGGCCGCCGAGAAGCAGATGTCGGCCTGGACCGCGGTGACCGCGGGCGCCTTCACGCTGACCGTCGACGGCAGCGCCAAGACGGTTAACGGCCTGGATTTCTCCGGCGCCACCAACCTGAACGGGGTCGCCGCGATCATCTCGACGGCCCTGGCGTCGGCCTCGGTGCTGTGGAACGGCGCGCAGTTCGTCGTGACATCGAACACCTCCGGCGCGACCTCGACGCTGGGCTACGCCACGGCCGCGGGCACCGGCACCGACATCTCGTCGATGCTGGGCCTGACCGCGGGCAAGGCCTCGGCGCCCGTCGCCGGCATCGTCGCCGAAACGCCGGTGGACGCCGTGTCGCTGTTCCTGGACCGCTTCGCCAACAAGTTCCTGGGCCTGGCCTTCGCCGACGCCGACATCACCGACGCTCAGCATCTGGCCGTGGCCGGCCTGATCGAGGCCGACCAGCGTCACCTGTACGGCGTGTCGACCCAGGCGCCGCAGGTGCTCGATCCGACCCACCACGACGACATCGCCAGCCAGCTGAAGGCGCTGAAGTACAAGTACTCGATCGTGCAGTTCTCCAGCGCCAGTCCGTACGCGGTGGCCTCGCTGCTGGGCCGCCTGCTGACGGTGAACTTCAACGCCAACAACACCACCATCACGCTGATGTACAAGCAGGAGCCCGGCATCGTCGCCGAGACCCTGACCAGCAGCCAGGCCGATACGCTGGCCGCCAAGAACTGCAACGTGTTCGTCAACTACGACAACGACACGGCCATCATCCAGTACGGCGTGACGCCCAGCGGCATCTTCATCGACTCGGTCTACAACGCGATCTGGTTCCGCAATCGCGTCCAGACCGACGTCTACAACCTGCTGTACACCAGCCCGACCAAGGTGCCGCAGACCGACGCCGGCAACCAGCTGATCGCCTCGGTGATCGAGGCCGCGTGCGAGGCCGCCGTCAACAATGGCTACCTGGCCCCGGGCGTGTGGAACTCTGCCGGCTTCGGCGCCCTCAAGCAGGGCGACACGCTGGCCAAGGGCTACTACGTCTACGCGCCGGCGATCGCCACCCAGTCGCAGGCCGACCGCGAAGCGCGCAAGGCCGTCCCGTTCCAGGTCGCCGCCAAGGAAGCCGGCGCCATCCACACCGTCGACGTTCTGGTCACGGTCAACCGCTAAACAGGAGTAGCAGATGTCTACCTATTCGTTCGCTGATATCAGCGCCAGTCTCGTGGGCCCGGGCGGGGCGATCTCGCTGGGTTCCGGCTCGGGCGTGGCCGATGAAGGCATCGCCATCGCCGCCAAGGGCGAAAAGAGCGCCATGACGGTGGGCGCCGATGGCGAAGTCATGCACACGCTGCGCGCCGACAAGAGTGGCACCGTGACGCTGAGCTACCTGAAGACCTCGCCCGTCAACGCCCAGTTGCAGGCCCTGTACGACGCCCAGTCGCTGGACAGCCGCCTGTGGGGCAAGAACCTGATCACCATCACCAATCCGGCCACGGGCGACGTGACGGCGTGCCGTTCGTGCGCCTTCAGCAAGAAGCCCGACCTGACCTACAAGAAGGACGGCGACGTGGTGAAGTGGACCTTCGACGCCGCGAAGATCGACACGATCCTGGGAACCTACTAAGCCATGTCGCAGGAACTCGATCTGAACGGCCACCGGTACTCCATCGGGAAACTGAGCGCCAAGCAACAGTTCCACGTGTCGCGCCGCATCGCTCCGATCGTTCCTACGCTGATCCCCGTGTTCGTCCGCCTCGCGGCGGGCGGGCGCGGGATCGCGGAGGATCCGGGCGGCATGGCCGATGTCCTGCAACCGCTGGCCGACGGCCTGGCGGCGATGAAGGACGAGGACGCCGACTACGTGCTGGACACCTGCATGCAGGTGGTCCAGCGCCGGCAGGAGCATGGCTGGACCGGCATCTGGTCGGCAAGCCAGCGCGTGCCGATGTTCCAGGACATCGACCTGGCGGTGATGCTGCCGCTGGCGGTGCGCGTCATCGTGGCAAGCCTCGGGCCTTTTATTCAAGGGCTGCTTACCAGCCAGACCGGCAGCCCCGAGGCGACACAGGCTGGCTGAAGAGCCTGCCCGGTGGCGAGGACTGGTTGCTGGCGCCAGTCCTCGAGGGGCTCTGCAAGTACGAGTCCCTCAAGGACGGCACCCTGGACCTGGCCGACATCGCGCTGCTGAACGACGCGTTGTCGGTGCGGGCAGACAACAAGGCGGAAGCGTACCGCCGCCACATGGCAGAAAAAAATGGCTAACACAACCGTGCCCATCGACCCGTCGGGGTTGATTGGCATATTCAAGATCGACAAGGACGACCTGAAGGACCTCAAGCAGGCGATCGGCGACTCGCGCAAGCAGAGCCTGGCCGACGCGCTGGCGGTGTTCGCGGGGCGGGCCAAGAGCGTTGTCGACTTCGCCGAAAACAAGATCGCCCAGTTCGAGCAAGGCTATTTCGCCGCCAAGCTGGGCGGCACATCGGGCCGGGACATGCGGGCGCTGGAGGCGGTGGCGCAGGACTTCGGTGTCTCCGTCGAAGCAATGCGCAACAGTACCCAGGCGCTGCATCGCAACGTGCGCGACGATCCCAGGATCACCGCGCTGCTGGAACAGCTGCACATCTCGTCGAGCGATGGCGCGGGCGCCCAGCGCAACAGCGCCGATCTGATGCTGGAGCTGAGCGACGCGCTCAAACGCATGGATCCGGCGCAGGCCCGGGCGGCGGGCCAGAGCCTGGGGCTGGACCCGGGCGTCATGGAAGCCCTGCGCGATCCCGGGTTCGGGCAGCGCCTGTCGGTGCAGCGCGACGCCCAGGAAAACAGCACCGTCGAGGCGGCCGGTGAACGCGCGCACCAGCTGATGGGCACCATCCGTGAATTGAGCGGCTCCGTCAACGCGATGTTCGCGCAGGCGCTCCTGACGATGGGCCCGAAGCTGCAGGAGACGCTCGACGGTATTTCGGCGTGGTTCAAGGAGAACGGCCAGACGGCCGGCAAGCGGCTGGGCGAGATCGGCAATTTCGTGCTGTCGGTCATGTCGTTGCTGGGACCGGTGATCAGCCTGATCACCTGGCTCGACGGGCTGACCGGAGGCCTGAGTTCGCAGCTCCTGGTGCTGGTCGGCGGCTTCCTGATGCTGGGCGGCGGTGGCGTGGTGGGGGCCTTGATGGGCCTGGTCTCGCGACTGGGCGGCATGCGCTCGATCATCGGCGGGCTGGGCACGCAGCTGGCCTCGCTGCCTGGCCGGATCAGCGGTGTCGTGAGCCGGGCCTGGACGGCGACCAGCAATTTCGTGGGCGGCGTGTTCGGCAGAATGACCTCGATGGGGCGGACGGCCGTCACCCAGATGGGCAACATGGCCAGCGCGGTCTGGTCCTGGATGGGCAACATGGCCGCGCGCGGGGGGGCGTTGGTGGTCGACAGCGTCAAGGCGGCGGGCGCCACCGCGTTGCAATGGGGGCAGTCACTGTGGGCCTCCGCCGGCTCGTGGATCGGCCGCATCGTCGACGGCGCCAAGAGCCTGGTCCGTGGCGCGGCGATATCGCCGGTGGCGGTGGGAGTGGGACTGGCCCTGTATCCCCGCACGCTTGGGGATGGCACGCTGAAGTCGCTGCAAGGCGACGGGCGTTTCGGCCTCGGGCAAGCGGAGCCGGATTTCAACGGGGCCGCAGGCATCTGGCAACCGCCTCCCATGGATGGAGCCCGGATCGAACCGTGGCGGGATTACCACTCCGGCTTCGCGCTTGGCGAAGCGGGGGGCGCCGCGCTGGCGCCGGCGGCCGCCGCCGCGCCGGTGTCGGTCAATGCCACCACCACCATCTACGTCAACGGGTCGGCCGATCCCGGCGCGACCGGAGCGGCCGTGGCCAATCAACAGAGCCGGGTCAACGCCGACCTGACGCGCAACCTGCAGGGGTCCTATGACTGACACGAATTTCACGGGCGCCGACATGGTGGGCCTGCTGTCGAAGAAGATCGGCGACATCGTGGTGCAGGCGACCATCACCGAGTCGCACGACGATACGCTGAAGATCACCAGCCATCCGGTGGAGTCGGGCCCCTATGGCCGCTCGGCGATCAGCGACCATGCCTTCAAGCTGCCGCTGTCGCTGACCATGAAGTGCGCCTGGAGCAACGCCTCGTACGAGGCGTTGCGCGGCGCCCGGGCCAGGGACGTGGCCAATGGCAAGGCGGCCGCCGACGACTACGCCACCGCGATCTATTCGCAGCTGCTCAATCTGCAGGAGTCGCGCGAGCCGGTGGATGTGATCACCAGCCGGCGCCGCTACGGCAGCATGCTGATCGAGAAGATCGCGGTCGAGAACAGCCGGGAGACCTCCGGCGCCGTGTTCGCGACCGTCACGCTGCGCGAAGTGATCGTGGCGCAGACCCGCAGCACGTCGCTGCCGCCCTACGCGCACCAGAAAGAGAAGGAAAAGACCGCGGACAAGCAGAACCTGGGCGTGAAAGCGTCCCGGCCCGCGGCCGCGCCCAACGGCGGCTCGCTGCATTGGAACTAGGAGATCCGCATGAACTACTTCGAGATACCTCTGTCGCCGATTCCGCAGGTGTTCGCCATCTCGCTGGGCGGTGACGATTACCGGCTGACGCTGCAGTATCGCGACGGCTGGATACTGGACGTGGCCGATGACCTCGGCCAGCCGCTGGTGTCCGGCATTCCGCTGGTGACGGGCCTGAACCTGCTGGGGCAATACCGGCACCTGGGCTTCGCCGGCGGCCTGCGCGTGACCGGGGCGGAGTCGCCCGACGACGCGCCGACGTCCGCCGACCTGGGCCGTGGCGCCAAGCTCTATTGGGTGGCGGACTGACATGGCCGAGACCACCACAATGGAGCCGATCGCCGTATACGGCGATCCGGTCGATGACGATGAGGGCGTGCGCCAGTGGGGCCGGAAGGTCTCGCTGATCGTCGGCGACGAGGAGGCGCTGGATCTGTCGGCGCTGAGCTTCAGCTTCGGCATCAAGCGCAATGACGCCAAGTCACCCAACACCGCCACCATCAAGGTGATGAACGCCAGCCGCGAAACGGCCAGCCTGGTGCAGCGCGAATTCACCCGCGTGGTGCTGCAGGCAGGCTATGAAGGCAACTATGGCGTGATCTTCCATGGCAACGTGGTGCGCGCCAAATGGGGCGGCTCGGGTGACACCGAGACCGTGCTGGAAATCACCGCGGCCGACGGCGACAAGGCCTACAACTTCGCGGTGGTCAATGCCACCGTGCCCAAGGGCAGCGACCGCGCCGACAAGGTGCGGCTGCTGTGCTCGGCCATGAATCCCTACGGCGTGCGCCAGGGTTACGTGCCCGACCTGGGCGGAAAGAAGTCGATCCGCGGGGCGGTCATGTCCGGCATGGTGCGCGACTACCTGCAGGATGTCTGCGGCAGCGCGAACACGCTGTGGAGCATCCAGGATGGCAAGGTGGTGGTCGTCCCCGAAACCGCCTATGTGCCGGGCTCGGTGCCCGTGCTGTCCCACGACAGCGGCCTGGTCGGCATGCCGGAGCAGACCGAGAAGGGCATCAAGCTGCGGATGCTGCTCAACCCCAGCATCCGCGTGGGCGGGCTGGTCAACCTGGACAACAGCCGGATCGCCGAGTATGGCTTCCAGGCCCGTTCCGAGCGCAAGGACGCGAACGAGATCGATCGCGCCGAGCAGCGCCGCATCAGCGGCGATGGCTACTACTACGTGATGGTAGTCGAGCACCGCGGCAATACGCGCGACGACGAGTGGTACACGGAGGTCCTTTGCCTGGCCACCGACGCCACCCTGTTTCCCGGCGACCTGGGACGGGCCGGCGCCGAGGGCGACGCGGCCAAGCCAGCCGCCGTCGTCAAGTAGCGCGCGGTCCGGCCCTATCCCTGCAGGAAGATTCATGAACCGACTTGAGACTTTGAACGATCCGCAAGCCGCGATCGGCGCGGCGCTGCATGGCGCGCTGGCGCAGACCTGGACCGCCATGCCGGCGATCATCGGCGCCTTCGACCCGGTGGCGATGACGTGCACGGCGCAACCGGCCATCCGCGCGCGGGTCAAGACACCCGAGGGCCGGCAGCACAGCCTGGCGTTGCCGTTGCTGGTGGATTGCCCGGTGTATTTCCCCTCGGGCGGCAATTGCACGCTGACCTTTCCGGTCAAGCCGGGCGATGAGTGCCTGGTGGTGTTTGCCTCGCGCTGCATCGACGCCTGGTGGCAATCCGGCCAGGTACAGGACCAGGCCGAAATGCGGATGCATGACCTGTCCGACGGCTTCGTCTACGTGGGCGTGCGCTCGCAACCCCGCGTGCTGCCGGCGGTCAGCTCCAGCGCGACCCAGCTGCGCAGTGACGATGGCTCGACTTTCCTGGAGCTGGACCCGGCCGCCGGCAAGGTGAAGATCGTGGCGCCCGGCGGTTTCGATGTGGTTGCGCCGGTATCCGAGTTCTCCGGGCAGGTGCTGGTCAACGGACTGTTGAGCTACCTGGCGGGACTGGTCGGCAGCGGCGGCCAGGGCAATACCGCCCAGATCACCGGTGTGCTGAACGTGATCGGCCAGATCCTCGCCAACGGCAAGCGGGTCGACGACACCCATACCCATACCGCGCAGGGCGCCAATGCGGTGACCACGCCACCCAACTGAGGATTCCTATGCGTTACCGAAAACTGGACGCCGATGGCGACTATTCGTTCGGCTCGGCGCGGGCCGATTTCCACCGCGATACGGCGCAGGCCGTGGCCCAGGCCGTCAAGACCCGGCTGATGCTGGCGCGCGGCGAGTGGTTCCTGGACGTGACCGAAGGCACGCCCTGGAACGGCGAAGTGCTGGGCAAGCAGCCGCGCGCCAGCTACGACTGGGCCATCCGCCAGCGCATCCTGGGCACGGCAGGTGTCACCGACCTGGCCGAGTATTCGAGCCGGCTCGACCCGCAAACACGCGGCTTGAGCGTGACGGCATCCATTTCAACCCTTTATGGCACGGCCACTGTGCAGGCGGCATTATGACGATTCTATCCACGGCCCCGGTCATCGACGCCACGGGCATCCGTGCGCCGAGTTATGGCGAGGTGCTGCAGTATTTCAAGGAGCAGTACCGCGGCATCTACGGCGCCGACACCTATCTGGAGGCGGACAGCCAGGACGGCCAGTTGCTGGCCGTGTTCGCCCTGGCCATCCATGAGGCCAATACCGCGGCGATCAACGTCTACAACGCGTTTTCGCCCGCCACCGCCGCCAACGCGGCGTTGTCGAGCAACGTCAAGATCAACGGCCTGGCGCGGGGCGTGGCCACGCGCTCGTCGGTGGACCTGCGCATTGTCGGGCAAGGCGGCGTCACCATCGTCGATGGCGTCGCCACCGATGCCGACCGCGGCCGCTGGCTGTTGCCGGCCAGCGTGACCATCCCGCCGGGCGGCGAGATCACTGTCACGGCGCAATCCCAGGCGCTGGGCGCCGTGACCGCGGCGGCGGGCAGCATCAACCAGATCGGCACGCCGACGCTGGGCTGGCAGTCGGTCTCGAATCCGGCGGCCGCGACGCCTGGCGCGCCGGTCGAAAGCGACGCGGCCTTGCGGGTGCGCCAGGCGGTGTCGGTGGCCTTGCCGTCGCGCAGCGTGCTGGAAGGCACGATCGGCGCGGTGGCGTCGGTGCCGGGCGTGCTGCGCCACGCGGCATACGAGAACGACACGGCGGCGGCCGACGCGCACGGCCTGCCGCCGCACAGCATCGCCCTGGTGGTTGACGGTGGCGATGCCGCGCTGATCGCGCAGGCGATCGCCGCCAAGAAGACGCCGGGCACGGGCACCCATGGGACCACCACGGTAGTCGTGACGGACATCTACGGCATCGCCCATCGCATCCGCTTCTTCCGCCCGACCATCGTGCCGCTTGCGGTCGATGTGCAGATGCGCGCGCTGGCGGGCTACAACACGGCGACGGGGCAGGCGGTGCAGCGGGCAGTGGCGGACTACATCAACGGCGTCGCGATCGGCGGCGGCGCCAGCGCCTCGGTGGAGTGGGCCGATGCCATCTCGGCGGCCAATGGCGTGCCGGGCAACGGCACGTTCAAGATCACCGGCCTGACGTTGCGGGGCCCGGCCGGTAACGGCGTGCCCGATGTGCCGCTGGCCTTCAACGAGGCCGCCGCCGCGACCCCGGACGACGTGAAACTCACGGTGACCTGACATGGCCAATACAGACGACTACATCGCGCGGCTGTCGGCCTACCACCGTGGCAAGCCCAAGTTCACCGCCACCGTAACGGCCCTGTGCGACGCGGCGGCCAGCCTGCGCGAGTTGTACGGCGGCATGCCGGCGGCCTTCGACCTGGACCTGGCCGTCGGCGCGCAATTGGACGCAGTGGGGCGCTGGGTGGGATTGGAGCGCAAAGTCAGCACGCCTATCGCCAACGTGTATTTCTCGCACGACCTGGACGGCCTGGGCTTTGACCAGGGCGTATGGCAGGGACCCTTCGATCCGGACAGCGGCCTGACCGAGCTGGATGACGATACCTACCGCCTGCTGCTGCGCGCCAAGATCGGCGCCAACCACTGGGACGGCACGCTCGAGACCTCGGCCGCCATCCTGGACCGCATCTTCGGTGGCGGCACCCATGTGTTCATCCAGGACAACGGCGACATGTCGGTCGACATCGGCGTGGCCGGCGCGCCGCCGTCGGCGCTGTTCCTGGCGCTCCTGACGGGCGGGTACATCCCGCTCAAGCCGGAGGGCGTGCGCATCAGTTACTACGTCATCCCCTCGCAAGAGGGGCCCGTGTTCGGTTTTGACGTTCAAAACCACTACATCTCGGGGTTCGACAGCGGACTCTGGGGTTCGCTTTTTGCCGGTTGAATAAGGACAATTCCGTGGCTATCAATCAAATTCTTCCTTTCGGCACCGTTCCCGGCGCCAATGTGCTCGCTCCCGCCGACTACCAGGCGCTGGCCGCCCGGCTGGGCGGTTTCTCGGCCGGCACGGCCAAATCCAAGGAACTCAACACGGTCTGGCGCCAGGCTTCGTTCGTGGCCGCCATGATCGGCCAGTACATCGCCGACAAGGCTGGTCAGGATGTGCTGGACGACGGCGACCTGGCGGCGCTGCAGGCCAGGTTCGTGGCCGCGCTGGCGGCGTCGCCGGCGTTTACCGGAACGCCGACCGCGCCGACGCCGGCGGCCACTGACAAGAGCACCCGGATCGCAACGACCGCATTCGTGGCGGGCAACTTTCCGCGAATCTATTCGATCGGCGCGCTGCCGACGCAGGACGTCGGTCCCATCATCGTGGCGGAGTGTGCCGAAGTGTGGAACTGGGTGTCCGGGCAGCACTACACCGGCTACCGCTCGCCGCTGTGCGGCCGGCCGCTGGATGGCCATACCAACCTGCCGCTGGCCAGCGAGGTCGACGCCATCGGCGGTTTGCTGTCGAAGACGGATTACGCGGCGCTGTGGGGGTATGCGCAGGAGCAAGGACTGGTGAAGACCGAGGCCGTGTGGTCCGCGAATCGTGGCAGTCATTGGTTCTCGGACTATTCGGCGACGCAGTTCCGGGTGCCGGATTTGCGGGATATGTTCCGTCGATTTACCGGAACTGACGCTGACACTGCAAATGCGCAGGAGCGCTTGGGTAGCCGGCAGGCGGCGCCAGGTTCGAGTACGTGACTCGGGCACCAGAATCATGGGGCCAGACTTCGACGCCGCGTCCTACATGACCCCGGCAGGAACCAACCAGGGTACTCCCGGATTTCCAGTCTGCTGCCCGATGCCGGCACTGCCGAAACCCGCCCGCGCAACGTAGCTTTCCCCCTCGCATCCATGCCTGACGTCCGCCTCACTGCAAATGCGAGGATGCTGGCGACGCGCCAGGCTCAGCAGCTCCAAAGCCACCTACACGCAAGCTTGGCCGTGGGCGTAGGCGATGGTGCGTTGGGGCCTGGCCAGAGTTCATATGCGCTGTATGGCTCCGGTACCACGGGACTGTCAGGCGGCACCGAAACGCGGCCGTTGAACACCGCCTATCTACCTCGGATTCACGCCTGAGATTAGGCATGGATCCGGGGGTGAAAAGCGATGTTGGGTGGCCGCGTTTCCGTGCGTCCGCCGCCAACTATTCCGCCGGTAGTTGTCGAACCCCTGTTGTCAGCTTTTCGGGAAATTGCGCCGCCCGCCCCGTCGATTTGATCGAACGCGCTCACAGTGTGTGCATGTTCCTTGAGTGCATCAGCCTGGCGCGTCGCCAGCGCTCTGGCATTTGCAGTGATGGCGACGTCATGTATGGATTCTTGGGCAATAGGCCGTGTTACTGGGTCGAGTTTCCATGGCCATGCGAGGCGTACCGTGCGTGCCGTCGCTGACGACGTCGGCATAGTTCCCGATTAGCGGCTGCGCCAAGGCCGAACCGCCTTGGTTCACAACAGTCGAATCAACTCGATTGATAGGCGTTGTTCCACCGGTCAACACTCGAATGTTCCCAACACGGTGCCCTTGAAAGGCGTCTATTTGGCGCATTCCTAGCGCCCGCGCATTTGCAGTGCAAATTTCATTTCCAAGGAGCAATCAATATGCAAAAAGAAGTTTTCCAGGCCGACAACGACGGCCTGTACCTGTACCAATCCGTCGCAAACGAACTGGCGTTGACGCCCGGCACGTTCAACATCCCCTACGGCGCCTACGAGGACGCGCCGCCGGCGCCGCCGGCCGGGAAATGGCCGCGGCGCGTGGGCGATGCCTGGGCCATGGTCGACGACTATCGCACCACGCCGCTGTGGGTGGTGGAGACGGGGATGCCGTATTCGATCGGCGCGGAGCATGACGGCGCCGGCGGCAAGGTCAGCTATCCGGGCTGGGGGCAATTGCCGGCCTGGCTGACCTCGGTGGAACCGCCACGACGGGACGAAAGCGCCACCGTATAGCCGTCAGGCGGCCAGGGGCAGGGCCTCCATTTCGACTTCGCGCTCGCGCCGCATTTCCTCGAGCTGGCGCCGGCCCAGCTGGCTGCGCGCCAGCTTCTGCGCCAATTCGCGCCCATGTGGGTGGTAGTACCGCAGCAGCATGCGGGTGTCGACGTTGCCGTTGACCTTGGCCAGTTCGTGGATCTGGAACACGGTGGCCAGTTGCGAGGTGCCTTCGTGCCGCAGGTCGTGAAAGCGCAGGTCGCGAAAGTAGGCGGCGTTGGGGCGCCGGCCGTAGTGCCGGCACATGCCCTCATAACGCAGGCGGGCGCGGCGACGCGCGCGGATGAAGGCACGCGTTACCGAGCCCGGCTGCATCGTGAAGATGCGGCCGCGCATCGGCTTGCCCGTGACCCAGCGACGCAACGCTTCGCGCGCCCGGGGTGTCAGCGGTACGTCGCGGGCCCGGCCGTTTTTCGTATGTGGCAGATGAACCACCCCATGCATGAGGTCCAGGTGCTCGCGCTGGATGCCGACGACCTCGGAGCGGCGCATGCCGGTTTCCTTGGCCACCGTCAGGATCGTGGGCAGTTCGGTCGAACGGGTGGCGCGGATGATCCATTCCAGCTCTTTGCGCGGACAGTCGTCCTCCGACAGTCCGCGCAGGGTGATGCGGTCGAACAGGCGGCGGTCGCGCGCGTCATCCACCGCGGGGCGTCGCACCAGTTGGACAGGATTGGCCAACTGGTCGAAGCCCCAGTCTTTTCGAATCACGGTGTAGACATGCGACAGGAACGCCATGCGCCGCACCACCGTGGCCGGCGCCCGATCCTTGAGCCATTCATCGCGCAGTTCCGTCAGATCGGAGCTGCGGATGCGGTCCACTGGTCGGATGGCCAGGCGCGTGGCGCGCCAGATCCGCGCGATCGACTGTTCCGAGGTATGTCCCTTCTTGGTGGCGGAAACCTCGACGAGATAACGCGTGAGCGCCTCGGCGAGCGTGGGGGCGGGCTTGCGGCGAGGTTGGCGGCGGGTCCAGGGTTTCATGACGGGTCGGGCAGAGAGAGGGAAGGGCAATAGACAGGAAAGATACCAGTACCGATGCGGGCAACGCCCGCGTCGAACGGACGACAGTGTCGCCCGGATTTCAAATTTTTCATCCGGCGCGCCCCCGCGGCGCCCGTGATGTTCACGGGAGGCAGCGATGCGCACCGTCGACAGGAGCGGTGTAACCATGGAACCGGCATCTACGGGATTGGGCGGGTTCGCCGCCCTGAAAATTGCGCTGGCTTTCGGCATGCCGGCGGCGATGGCGGCCTTGATCGGCATGTTGCTGATGCCGCCGCGCAGCCCGCGCGAGTTCGTCGCGCGCACCGCCTGTACGGTGGTCAGCTCTTTTCTGTTCGGGCCATTGCTGGCGATCGGCATGATCGCGTGGATGCCCGACATCATGTCGTCCGCCTACTGGATGGCGCAGCGCACCGGGCTGGGCGAGGACGGGCTGTTGGCCATGTTCTACGTGCTCGGCCCCTGCATGCTGCTGGCCGGGCTGCCGGCCTGGTGGGTGCTGGGCGCCTACCTGCGCCTGACCGCCAAGTTGCAGAACCAGGACCTGGTGGATTGGGCGGTGGAGATCCGGCGCAAGACGCTGGGGATGGATACGCAAACGGACAAGGAGGGCAGGCATGACGCTTGACCAGATCATGGATGAGGCGCTGCGGCCGGCGCTGGCGCTGTTGCCGGCGCGCATGGATACGCGCGAGGCGCAATGCATGCTGTTGGCGATCGGCTTGCAGGAGAGCCGCTTCGTGCACCGGCGCCAGATCGGCGGACCGGCTCGCGGGTTCTGGCAATTCGAGAAGGGCACGCGCGCCAGCCGCGGCGGGGTGTGGGGGGTATTCCTGCACGCCGCGAGCAAGGCGCCCCTGGCCGTGCTGTGCCAGGCGCGCGGCGTGGCCTGCGATCCGGACGCGATCCACGCCGCGCTCGAGCGTGACGATGCGCTGGCGGCGGGCGTTGCGCGCCTGTTGCTCTGGACCGACCCGAAGGCATTGCCGCCGGTTGGCGATGCGGTCGCGGCCTGGGCGCTGTATCTGCGCACCTGGCGTCCGGGCAAGCCCAAGCCGGACAGCTGGCCCGCCCTGTATTCACAGGCGGTGGCGGCCGTGCGGGCCCGGGCGGACAGGAGCGCGACCCATGTTGCGGCAGTGGATTAAGCGGGGCCTCGGCGTAATGGCGGCAGTGCTGGCGGGCCTGGCCGCCATTGCCGGGGTTTATTGGCGGGGGCGGGCCATGGGCCGGGCGCGGGAACGCTCGGACAATGCGGCCCGCCTCCAGGAGCGGGCCGGCCAGGCTCGCAGGGAGGCCAGGGATGTGCAGGAAAAGGTGGCTCGCAGCGATGACGACGCCGTGGCTGATCGCCTCAAGTCTGGGTGGGTGCGCGCCGCTCCCCCCTCGGACCGGGATTGA